TAGCTACCAATCCAGAATCAGCTATCAATCCTGCAGTACCACTTGCCTTAATAAGGTTTCCATTAACTAATGCGGCTGGTGCTAATGCAAAGTCAGCAGTGGCGCCACCTGGATCTGGAATACTTATCACTGAAGCTTGTCCCATAGCAGCATTGCTAATTGTGGTATTCGTATTACCTGTATTAGCCACAGCAGCTAATATGAGGGAACCTTTACTCGCAGCAGAAGGGAAAGAGGATACCGTTCCTGCTGTTCCAGACAAACCCGCAGAAATGTTTCCTGCGTTAATAACATTAGCTGCAGCAGACGACAAAGTACCTGAAGTATTAGTGAAATGTGCAATATAATTTGCAGTGGTTGGTAGAATAACATCACCGGGGTTTCCCCAAGCGGTCAATGTTATTTGTCCATTACTTGCAGCTATGTTTACTGTGAATATAGCAAATGAACCGGATTGAGTTTGTTGGTTGAAGCTATAAAGCGCCATGATGACATCAGCATTAGATAGCGGAATACCGGCCTCAATACTCGCAGCATTCAAGTAGCCTGCTGTGGTTACTGTGGTCAAGTTATCGGAGAACACAGCGAACTTAAATTGAGGATAATTCCCATTGGTCACTGGGATTGGTGCGGGAAACTGTAATATACCCATTATAATAGTCCTTTATTAAAATGTTTAATTAGGCTTTACGAGGAGTCAACGAATCTCCGCGACGGCTCCAATGTGCTTTATCGCCACGACCCATCTTTCCATGATGGCCTTCAACATCACGTCTATCATGTTTGCGTTGGATCACCCTTTCGATTCCGCCTTGGTGGTTATCATGAACCATGCGATTATCTATCATACCTTCTTTACATTTATATTCACTCATTTTAATGTCCTTATTATAATGGTTAAGTTTCCACTACTATTTTCGCAGTTTCTTTAACGTCTTGGCAAGATTTGCTTCACGCAGCATCGTTTTGTTCTTGCTATGAGTAGCTTTTGCAAGCTTCTTAGCAGGAATTTTCTCTCCTTGTGGCACACCAAGTTCTCGATGCAGCTTTCCTGGATGCTTTATTGCTTTTTGTATCCATTTTTCGGCCATGGCACTACTCCTTTGCAGGAGGTGGAATTTGTTCTGCAGCAGACTTTCCTTTACTATCTAGCCATTGCATTACTTCCATACCGACATTCATTAATTGATTAACAATAAATTGAGCCGCTTGAGGCTCTAGTGCAATCAATTCCTTTTCTAGTCTTGGTAATATAATTGAACTTAGTAAACTCATTTTGCTCTCCTTAGCAACATTTAACACGCATCGTTTTGCTCAATACTTTTTTAAGATTTGAACGAGGCTTTTCAGTAGGAACTGTGTCGCCCACAATACGTGCTTTGGTTGTTTTACGCCTTGTCTTGTTTGTATCTTTAGCCACCGGCTTTACTGATTTTTCAACCGATTTGAACGCCTTAGAGGTTATCTTTTCTCCTCGCCGGTCATACGGACTCTTATCAAGCTTAGCTGTGGATTTTTTTGGCTTTCTCATGTCCATATATTCCACCTTATCTAAACATTAACCCTCGCTATTTCAAGCAAGTTTTTTTAACCATTTTGCGAACCAACGCTTTATCTTCTCGCTCATCAGGATGGCTCACTTTTTTTTTGCATGGTGTTTCATCATTTTTTCGTGATGACGAATTTCTTTTTCGTGATGTTTTTTCATCTCCGCATGATGATGGTGCATATGCTTATTGGCTTCATGTTTGGCATGATGCTCTTTTTTTGCGTGTTCTTTTTTGTGATGCTCTTTCTTGGCATGTTCTTTATGATGTTCTTTTTTAGCTTCATGCTTTGCTTCGTGTTTCATGCTACTCTCCTTAGTGTTTGATTTATGTTGTGGTAACGATTTAATACTAGGCGTAGCTTCTGCAAACTCCTTGGCAAGCTTTGGGTGTTTGGCGAACATGAATCTAGCCTGGGCTTTGGATTTAAAAGGCATAATTACCTCTTATCCCAAACTTTTTTGTACAAGTCACGACATTCTTGTGGATTAGCTCCATCCATGTGGCGTCTTACTTGTTGCTCAAACTGCTTATCGTTAAGCTTATATTTAGCCTTCAGCTCACTATGAGTAGCATTACTCAAATCATTCCAGGTTACCTTGTTCATTATTCGCTCCGTGAATTAAATAATCCTTATATACCTCTTCAAATGGAGAACCGGTAATTTCCTTTACCAATTCCGCAAATGTAATATAACTCATTTCTTCACCCATTATATGCTGTATGCTAATGGGTGGCGCTTCTGTGATTGTCATGTGATTCCCTTGTCTTATGGTGCGTCTCTATTGATTCTTTCATGTGACGATGTTTCATATCTACATGTTTCATCTGTAAGTCCACTTGCTTTGCGAAACGCTCGGTTAATGCTTTAACTAATTGTACATTGGCCGATTCTTTGCCTAAATGCAAGTCAGCCATTACTTTTTGCTGGTCTTGTTGAAGTTTTGCCATATCTAATTGGAAATCCATCTGGCTCTTTTGTTGTTGCTGTTGAAGTTTAGCCATATCGACCTGAGTTTTCATAGCTGCAGGATTTTGCTGGGCTGCCTGCTGAGCTTGTGCTTTTTCTTGTTGGTACTGTTGAACCCATTCGCCAGTCAGCGCCTTAAGTTCTTCAATGCCTTTACCTTCCATATTGTCTAAGATGAAGTTTAATCCTTTTTCTGCCATAAACTGCGCAAATAATGGCGACATACCCATAATCTCTTTGACCATCATGATAGTACGGGATTTCTGAACTTGGAAACTTGCTCCCGCTTTCAATGAAACATTGAGGCCATTCGTATCGAAGTCCATTGGAAGGCCTTCTTTTTGATTAATTTTAACGTAATGTCGTCTTCCCTCTTCATCCAGAATAGGAATTGTCCTAGGAGTTATCATGTATTTTGGCATTAAATCGACATATATTTGTGCTAATCGTTGAAACCCTTGTAAGCAGCCCACGATGTAAGGCATAGCAGTAGCGTTTGACTGACTAGCACCTTCCACGATTGCAATACCAGAAAGCTGATTGTTATTAATGCCGAGGCTAGCATCGTATGAACCCAAAACATTTTGAATGAGTGAATCACTTCCTGAAAAAGCCTGGGCAATTTCCGGAGGTGCCGGCACACGTTGTACTTCACGGATTGGGTTATTAATTGGCATCTCAGGATTGGATTCATGAACAGAGTTGTAAACCAGCACAGACTCTTTTTGAACATCCTTATAAGCATCCAAAAATTGTTCCTCTTTCGGAAGGGCTTCCTTAGCCACCATGAACTTATGCTGTACCGTATTTTCAATCTCATTTGCCAGCGAAATACCCGCAAAATTCTTAAGGCGTTGCGCACCTTTTGCATGATAGACATAAGGCCTCGTTACCTGCCTGATGTTTCCATTAAGCGGGGTTTTAATCATTAAGGAGTTGCCGTCGATAAATACTATAGGCAAGAATGAAAAATCCGTTTCTTCATATTCTAAAACTTGATTCTCAATGAGTCGGTAGCGCACAATTTTATCAAGGCGTGTCTTTCTTGGCTTGCCTACTGCTGTAGGTGGCACTGTGATGTCATTCCATTCATCAACCATCTTACGATAAGCTGATTGAGTCATGACTCTTCCATCACGAACCTGAACGATTGTCTCTTCCTTGCGCTTTTTCTCATAATAATCAGCAACCACAACAATCTTACTGTTATCATTTTGATATGACCAATTAAATCCCGCAAAATCACGTCTGAAGCTTAATGTATTGATAGGAGTATCGGGATATTCATCGAGAAATTCTTCTTTATCTTGAGGAAATAATTCAAAACAAAATTGCCCGTCTCCTTTGTGCGCAAAGCGAGAAATCTTATCAAATCCTGTGAGCGTCGGTTCACATTTAGTGAACTTAATCACCTGATTCATTGACATGGGATGTTCGTATTCTGTATAGACTTTGACCACAGAAAATCCCCCAGAGAGGAGGTCTTTATAAACCTCATAACGAAGATGTTCATTATCGGAGTCCATGAATACATGCTTTAGATGTTGTTCAACCACCTTAATTGGTATAGGGTCTGCTTTCTGTTCGTCATAGGCATTGACCTCAATATCCGGTTCTTGCTTTGAAAACTCACCTAAAAGCCTGCTAACATAGGCTTCTAAGACATTGAATTCTAACTGAGGACGATCCATAGTCATCAGTAGAGTAATTTCGTCATCTGTTAGAGATGAATCAAAGACGAATTTACGAAACTCGTTATAGCGGTCATAGTTATCTTTAAAATAATCATGCGTATTGCGCACCAATTTCTTGATGCGAGCAAGATTATCCTGATAACGTTTTGCTACATCCTTACTCATTGTAGCTCCTTACAAGAGAAATCCTTTCTCTTTCGTTAACGTTTCAATTGTATATCAATTAACTATCGTGTATAAGCATTTTTCCTTAATCTGTTAATCTTATTCTGAGTAGAAGTCATTGTTTTCGCAATGTCCGTGTAATTTGGAGCATTGACTTGAGATGATACGAGTGTCTTCTCGATAAGTGCAATCCTAATGGCATCCGCTGCCGTGTCTGCAATATCATCCCATCTGTGGGTTTCGTTGGCCGTAATCTTGCTCATATGGTCTAGGCATAGCTTAACATGCCTTCCATTGGCTGGAAATGATACACGCCTTTCCGCAATATAGGGCTGGCAATCCAAGAATCTTTTTGTTTTATTTCCCTGTACTTTTGTGCGCGGTATATCTAATAATCGAACTGTACGTATCTCATCGATTAAACTTAACAAAGTGCCGCCGGTTGACTTTTTCTCAATCGCTACAAGTTGAGGAGGTTTTTTGTAACGCATACATTCTGCCCAGAATTGTAGGAACGTATCTTTTAAGTCTTTAGGTTCAATACGACACTCTAGTGTATCTATCCAATGAAGGCCATACTGTCCCGTAGGAACATCGTAAGATTTAATCTCATAGATACCCCAAAAGCTAAACGCAGTTGCATCATTATAGCTCAAACTGGTCTCTGCTGTATCAGCCGTGATGAAGCTATAAATAACTTCTGGCTCCTCATCCATCATGACAAACCAATCAGGCTTAAATAAGGCTCCTCCAGCAGGAATTGGATCTTGTTGATACTGGCTAGCGAATACATAGGGGTCTGTTTCTTGTTTCTTCAAAAGCTTTTCGAGTGGGTCTACTTCAGGATATAAAGCATTACCAGCATCATCAATGCCTTTTAATATGACTTTATGCCAATTATAACCATCTTTGCCAGCAATGAGATAAGCCCCTAAATCGTCTTCGTGGAGTCTTTGACCAATGAAGATGAATGGAACATTTATTCCGCGCGCTCTTTGTTGGATAGTTTCTCTGTAGTTGTCGATAACAGATAATCTAATTGTGTCAGAATGTACTTCATCTGGTTTATGCGCATCATCGATAATGACTGCACCTGAGAATCTGTCCAATCCGGGTAGGCCAGCATCTTGCCCAGTGATTGCGCCTCCCGAACCAAATGCTGCGACAGCGCCGCCACTTGTTGTTTGAAAATACTCTCGTGCTTTAGAGTCATGTCTAATCCTTACATCAAATAAATGTTGGTAATGAGATAACTGCATAATGCGCTTGATGGTTTCAGTATGCTTTGCCGCCAATACTTTTGAATAAGATATATAAAGAAAACGTGAATCAGGGTAACTTGCCATAGTCCATGCGACCCACATGGAAAGCATGGTTGATTTACCTGAACCTGGGCTGACATTTATTAATAGGCGATGATTTGGAATCTCTAATCGACTTGCCTCAGTTAATGCTTTAGCAATAGTGATGTAATGAGATTCTCGGCTCACAGGGTTAGAGATAATAAATTTACGCCCAGTGAGAATGGGATAAAAGAACTCAGTAAACTCTAAAAAACTTCCTCTTAGTTTTGAAGCAATCTCATCCTTGTGATGCTCATCTGTCATAGAGCCTCTATCTCCCTAATTAAATCATGAGCCTCTCGTTTAGTAAGTTTCCTTTTAGGCAAACAACCAAATGGGCAATCCAAGCCTTCAGCAACACCATAAAGTCTACATATAGCAGGTCTGGCGTGATAAATCGAGCAGCGCTTGTCCTTTAATGCAGAACAAGGTGGCATCTCAGATATATTTTCCTTTAAAGCCATCATAGCCCTTAGTGGATTAAATGGGTTCTTTCCACCCATCCTTTCTCTAGCGCGTTTTACTTCAATCTTTGCGGCCGGCACAATAGTGCAGCTAGGATGACATAAGCCCTTACATTCTATATCGGGAATCTTTGCGTATATTGAGAGTAATTTCTTAACTTTGTTCATGGATAATCTGGGAGCTCCATCCAATGAGTAACTGTAACAAGTTCACTTAAGAACCTTGTGGAATAAAACAAACAGCAGTGAGTCCATAACCCATTTTCGGTGTGCCCTGTCATTATTTCTCTGCTATTACCATCGTTTGTAACAGCGAAATAAAGCACTTCGTGCTTATCTGGAGGCATCTTGTCTTTTACATCAATCCAATTGCTCATTTAAATCCTCATCTTCCTCACAATCCTCACGTAATGCCTGAGCCAAAGCTACATCAAGAGCGATGGAGTCTGGTTTTAAGCACCCCTCATCCATTTCTCTGACCAAGTGTACCAAAAACATATAAGCTTTTTGTACAGCTTCAGGGTTCCTTGTTTTTACAGTTCGTTCCATGTTGTCGAAGAACTTATGTACATTTTTAAGCTCGCGCAAGACGCCTAGTCGCATCTTGTTAATATCCTTCATGGCTTCTGCACTAAATCCAATAGTTTGTACACTGAGGCGCGACAAATATCCATCGTCATTGCGATTTTTCTTATGCTCATGCCCTGCTCTCGTAAATCTTTGGCCTGCTTTTTGTGTTTCCCATTAAGCACAGGCGGCCTACCCATTTTTTTGCCTTCACTCAATGCCAGGTCAATGCCTTCTCTTTGGCGTGAACGTATCATTGTGCGCTCAAATTCAGCAAAGGCACCCATCATTTGGAGCATTAGTGTAGACATGCCATCACTATTTGATGTAAATAGTAAGTTTTCTTTGATAAATCGTACTGAAACACCCTTTTCTCGCATCTCATCGATGATTTCTTGAAGGTTGCGCAAGTTTCGTGCCAAGCGGTCGATACTGTCAACGACCAATGTGTCTCCTTGGCGAACGTACTTGAGGCACTCTTCAAGCTGAGGTCTTGTTTTGATTGAGCCTGTCATAATATCAGTAAACTTCCTGTCCACTTCAATTCCCACTAACTGCCTAGCAGTGTTTTGTCCTTGGGATGATACACGTATGTAGCCTACAACCTGATGTTTCATGACTTACAATCTCGTGCCACAAGGACATTCGTAATTACCCCAAACTAATTGATGACATATTTCACATTCTTTATGAGGATAAATAGATTCTTTTATGTCATCGCCATCATCGCAATAGTTGTCTATCATGGATTGGATTTTTGTTAACAGCGGTTCATGTATCTTGTAAATATCGCTTTCTAAATCATATGACGTATAAGCATCACCCCAGCTTTGTAGGTCATATAGCTCTTCTTTCGTGAAGTCATTCATGCACTATCCTCATACATTCATTGCAAATAACATGAATCGGAATGTCTTCTTGGTAGTTATCAATCATGGATTGGATTTTACGCATTAACTCTATACAATCACTATTCTCCCTAAATTGATTGACATGTTGCAAAGTTAAACGTTTGAGCATAACTAATTCTTCTTTAGTAAAGTCATTCATACTAAACCAATCAAATGTAAGCCAACGGGAATGATTACAGATGTTAATACGATTCCTATAATCCAATTAAGTTTGCTTTCCATTCTATCAAAGCGTTTTTCAAAGGATTGAAACTTATGGTCATGAATCCTAATGTTAACTTCATACTGGATAAAATGTTCTTGGTCTTTAGTAAATGTGCTCATATTCAACCTCTTAATTGATACATAAATTATAGTGGAGTTAGCAGACATTGTAAACTATTTAAGGCATTTGATTTAGTTACAGACCATTTTGTTTACCTTAACGATATGGTAGTCAAGGTGTACTTTAATTACAGAGGTGATTTAGTGTTATTTTCGGATGATTGGTCTTTTATCCAATTGTTGTATTCAGTGATGGTGAACAAGGTTGGAGTATTGGCGTAGTTTTGCCATCGTGGGTCTAAATCTAGTTCTGCCATAAACTTGAAGATTGTGCGTTTTATGATGCCGTCAACGGTTCCATGTTCTTTGGCTTTATCCCGAGCAAGCTGACCTAGGTAAATATTTTTTCCAATTAGTAGTGCTACTACATCATCATTTTCTATATCTTCTCTAGTAATCATTAAATTCCTGATAAGTTAATACACTATAGACTGCGCTAAATAATCCTCAATATCACAAATCTCATCAAGCCACCAGTGCTTATCTTCAGGACTCCATCTGAAGCAATTCTCTTTTAAAACCTCTTTAAAGCGAAAAGTATCTCCGCTTACAATGGTAGTTCCATATTGCTTTCTAACCTTCATACCACGAACATGAATTACCTCTTCTTGATAAGCCTTTTGATAAGCTTTTTGATAGCTATGGCTGTATGATTCATTTGAGTACTGAGGAATGGGGTCTGGCTGACCAAACAAAAAATCTCTGGCTACATTAATCATCTGAGTGATTTGATGACCGCCAGGATTTCTATCTGGATGGTATCTGGATAATAAACGGCGATGGCTTGACTTGACCATTTCATGAGTTACAGGCATATCATCAATCTCAAGAAGCTCTAAAGCTTCCTCTACTGTCATCTTCATAAAACAATCCGTGTCTTATGTTTAATGGAGGCCTATTTTCCCACGGATTATATTAACGGGTTATTATTCCGCTCCCGGGCTGTTAACCCAACTCCTAGTATCGTCGGCCATAGTGGTGACAGTAAATGCCTTCAGGTGTCCTGGTCATTTGTAGGCTCTGCTGTCGATTTTACGACTTCCCCGTGCCGATTCTCACGGCTTACTGTCATAGTTGAGGGTTTCTCACCCTCTCACAATCCCTTGTACTCCCGACTGTCGGAGGACGCACTCGATCTGGAATAGGCGCCAATTCCTCTCACATTTAGCTAGCTTGTGTGAGTTCTATAGACCATCATGTATTTCACGATGGCAATTAGCGCAAACCATAATACATTTATCTAATTCTGACTTCACTTTTTCCCAGCTTCTACATCGACCATAAGCAGCGATACCAAATTCTTTTTGAGTTGGGTCTATGTGATAGAATTGTAAAGCAGACATCGTTTTACAATACCCACATCTTTCACATTTAGACCCTTTGTACTCGATAGCCATTTGTTTAATTTTATTTCTTCGTTTCTGTACAGCTTTAATTAAATATTCACGTCTATCCGCATAAACTCTTTTATCTTTCAATTTACCCTCTCATATTGAAGCAATCATTACCAACAACAAGAGATTATATCATGGCATAACATAAAAGGCTCTACCAACTGAGCTACCGCAGAATTATCTTTCGTTAATCTTTACTAATGCGCTTATACATTTCTCACGTATCTTTTGAGTAAGTGTAAAGTCTTCAGGCATACCGCAAAAGTAAGCATAAGACATGTAAACATCTTGACCAATAGCCTGAGCAAGTCCCTTGTCATGGTCACTAAGTCTTCTGCCACATTTTCCTTCACATTGGGGTGAAGCGCACCAAGTTCTATCCTTGTAGCTCATAGGCAAATCTCCCCTGGGCCATGATACTTATCTCCGCATTTACATATGCTTCTGTAGATAGTAGCGCCGTCTTCAATCTGATTTTCTATATCCAGGAGTGCTTGTTTATATCCTGTATTGAATCCACATGAAAAGCTTGCTGGCTCCGTATGGACTAAGGTAGGAAATTTGCCGGCAATCTCTTTGAATTTGTCATTAATCCAATCTTGGATAAACATAGGTAGTCCTTTAAATTAAAGCACCGATTTGCTACGCTGGCTCGGTGATGGCCTCTATATATCCCTAACCGATGGGTAAGAGACTATTCGCCTTTAATGCTTTTATGGTCTTCCGGTGTAAGTGAGGCAAACCATACTTTAAATTCTTGAAAGCAGTCATAGCAAATAACACCTATTTCATCACCTGGAATGTTCCAGGGGGCTTGTTCAAATTCTTGCCTCGCTTCACCATCTGGACGGTTCTTGTTGAACGTCCGAAGACATTTTTCACATGTAAAAGTATTCATTCAAAACCTTAAATAAAAAAGCTCGGGCATAGCCGTTGCTTAACTCTTTCTACCGTGGGTAGATGAGATAGGTGACAAGCTTAGGCATTTCAGCCTAGGGGAAGTTTCACACCGCAACTCATGCCCAGGTCTCGGACTTCCCAGAATATAGCTCAGGGCTTTCAAGTACTATCTACTTTTTCAGTCAAGCTTGTCATAAGCGCCGTCTTTCCGGCTGTCAACTCTACCTATGCGCATAGATAAAGGTTCGCTGGGAACCCCGTAAGGAACCCGAGTACTCCTCGTACTGCATGGTACGTGAGCTAAAGAGTAAATTTATCAACCAAATCTTCTAGGTCTTCTCTAATTTCATCAATTCGTTCTTTTATCGTAGAGATAGGATGAGAGTCAATAGCATCAAACATCTTTAGAACTGTTTCCTCATTAGGGATGAGCTTTAACATATCTTTTAAATGGTCACTATTGAGTAGTTCTTCTATTGCTTTTTGGCGATTTTCAAGCTCTGTAAACTTATCATACACATTCTTTAATCCGGCAGCATGAGCACGATGGGAATCCTTAAAATCCACCATAATGTCAGTGATTCTCTGTTCTAGATTTTTAATCTCATAGAATACCAGGTTCATCATTTTCTTATGACGAGTATATTCCGTTTCCTCAACTGGCTCTTCATAATCTTGTGGATCAACTGCCATCATTCACCTCAATAATCGGGAGCGATTTATGCGTGCTCATGGAGAAACAGAGGCCTGCCCCCTTATTCATTATGCTTCCTGCAAATCTTCTACGATAATAAACGCATGGTAGATAGCATTGCCGGCAGCCTTGTAATCGATGCCATATGAATTAGCATTCTCAAGCATCATTGTAAGCTCTAAACATCTATCAAGCTTCTTAAGGAGCTCCGCATGAAGCTCTTCTTCCACTTGACGCCTATTGATAAATTTAAATACATTATCGCTCATTAAAAATCCTTTTTATTGCGCTCATCCATTTCTTTATAACGTTTCTTGCAGTCCTCATCGAGCTCTGGATTGCTTGTACTTTGACCGATGAACTCACCATACTTCTTAGGTAAAAGTTTCATAGCAAAAAACTTTCTGGTATCAATTCTCAAGCGAGAACGATTCACATGCTCGCCATTAAGTTTAAATCCTCTTTGCTCTTCTTCTGAGCAAGTTTCCATCCAGTCATTGCGCATATCATCTGCAATATCCATACATTCTTCTGCTAGTAATTCGCACTGAGCAATCTTGGCCTGTGCGTACTGCAAGCCAAATTGAGGGAAAATAACGCGCCATTCGCGCACTGTTTGCTCATATGGCAAGTCATTATATTTCTCATGAAGTTTCCTATAACCAATAGTATGAGTGGAAACTAAATGGCAAATTCTGTTTGCTATTTCCTGATTAAATGTTGTTGGTCGTCCAACTTTAAGTAAGTCTTCGGGCTTTTTCTTCTTGGTCATCCTTAACCTCGAACGTTATCCTTTTATGTAAGCTTCATCAAACATCTTTATCGCTTCTTTGCGTGTGATGTCTGGATTGATAGCCATAATATCCTTTATGGCTTTTTGATAAGATTTGCTGTTTCTATTTATCTTGTCAAGGGAAGGGGCTTCTTTTTGCTCATACTCTTCCTCATTACATAATTCACAGTCCGTCATCATCATGCCATTGCCAAGGTACATACCACTACCACCGCATCGAATACATAATTTTGCCATTTCGCTATCCTTAGCTACTCATTAAATCACTAAAAACATACTAACACACTATTTCTATTGATTAAAGAAAGAAATGAGTTATTTATTACTAATATTGTTGACAAAGTGAAGTGAACTAGTAATAATTAATAGTGAAGGTTACTTATTTAAGCAGATTAGCTAGGAGGATGAAATGAATTTTGCTGATTTAACTGATGCTGAGTACACATTTACTTGTGATTTTGCAGGAGATGCGTGCGAATATTGGGATTATGACTTCTCGGTGGAACGCTGGGATGACAAATATTCAAGGAATCTTAGTAGTTCAGAAATAGAACAATTAAGAGAGAACTGTAAACGGATTTTACAGGCGACAGAAGGCATTCAAGGAGGATATTAAGATGGGCTATCGAGGAATGATGGATGGATGGCATGGGGATGAAAACGAGTGCCATGGATATTGCGGTTTATGTGACGACTGCGATGAACGCTACTACCAGCAATATGACGAAGCTTACGAATCGTCGCGAGATGAAGAGTTATTTAATTAGTAGATTATATGAAACGCAATGATAAAGTCCTTCTCTTTCTGGGAAGGATACAAGCTAGAATAGAGGATTTAGGTGCTTTGGCGAGCAATACTCGGAATCCTCTATTTGAATTAATAGCTGAATTAGAACATTATTTTAATACATCTATTCATGAGATATTTTCTCAGGAAGAAGATGAAATTTCAACATGGCGAAAGGGGATAACATGGAAAACGTTGCCGAGGTAGTGCCTTTTTTATGGAAGCTTATTGAAAAAAATAAGAAGTGCTCTGTTAATGTGACTACAAAAGAAGATGATATCATTGTCAGCATCTTGAATGGTCGCCGATGGAGGCGATTTAAAAGTAAAACTACTGATTGTTTAATTGCTAATATCAGCAGTGCTTATCAACTCTAACATGGCTCGTCCCTCTGCGATTGAATATGTACGGACGAGTTTTCTTTATCTTCTGTATTGATATTAACGTAATCTGGCATTCCATTTTCCATCCAGACTTTAACATGTAATTCTAATGCCTCTTGAGGCAGATCGCCATTTCTCATATCATTTTTATCGTCTTCACTCATTAATCTGGTAGTGATTAATCGAGGCTCGACGCCAAGCTTCCTTGCTATGCGTCGAATGATTCCTTTACATGCTTCATCACTTAATCTTTGAGGCATGAGTACTCGATATAAGGCTTAGGTTTAATTCCTTCTCGCTCCAAGTACTGGTAAGATGGTTCATGAAACCAAAAAGATACAATACCTTCCTTGAATTTACCGCGTCCATGCCGATTCTTATCGCATCTAAGATAAGCATCTGGCTGTTTTAATACTTCAATCTCCTCAGGCTCCAGATATTCTCCTCTTGCCTCATTCCTTGAGATTGACTCTTTTTTCTTGTTTCTCCATACAGCAAAACAATTATCAGCTAAATCACTGACAGCACCGCCGCCTCTAATATCATATTTTCCTGGTATCTCAGATTCATCGCGTGGCTTTCTAGGATGTGCCACCAAATGAATATGGCAGTTATACTCCATCTTAAAATCTCTAAGCATCGTAGTGAGTTCTTTTTGTCCATTATAATCATCTTCAGCGATGTTCAAAGTTGTTAATGAATCCACTACAAATACATCTACTCCATATCGTCTTCTTGCATACAAAAATACTTCTAACAACCTTTTTATCTCTCCAGTTCCAACGAGATTAAAAATGTACAATTGTCCATTAATTGATTCACTGAACTTATTAACAAATCCTGTGGCAGGAGCGGCCTGTGCTGTAGCTTGAACATAAGTTCTTGCCATCAATTCCTCTGGATAAAGTTCCATACTAGCTACACAAAATTTTGCACCTTGCTTCATCATGTTTAACATAACCTGTCCTAGGAAAAGTGTTTTCCCATGTCCATTGTATCCAGTCCAAATCGTGAGCCCAGAAGGTCTAAATAAGAACGAATATTTACACTTATCCCATCCGAGCGTATAACCCAAAAACTTACCAGGAGTTGGATGAAGTATTTCCATAGCCAAATCCATAAATTCATCGTGATGTCTGAGCTCCTTAGGGTCAAGAGACTTTGCATCACTTAGGTAGTACTTCATATCTTCAGCGCTGATGCCATTTACAAGACACTCATTCGCATCTTTCATCGGCAAATCAACGATGCGGCAACGGTGCGCGCCGAGGCGTCCTATTATTTCTATAGCACCCTCTGATCCAGCTTCATCATTGTCCATACAGATAAAAATCTCATCGAAACGGTTTAAGCGGTCACACTCGTACTCTATCCATCGTTGCTTTTCTCCTTTACCACCTCCGAAAGGCACTGATAACGCCGGAATACCGTACTGGTACAGGCTCATGGCATCTATCTCTCCCTCACATATCACAACACTACGTGCGTTTTTCGGGATAAGATGCCATCCAAAAAGACAGGGCTCCGCATTTGCCGACACCGTGATTTGTTTCTTTCCATCTTTTCGTTCAAGTTTCATCGTCTTTACGAATATCAGCTCTTCTTCTCGATAGTAATTGAATATTATTTCATCATTGCTATGTGGAATCCTGTATAACGCGATTACAGCCTCTTCAAGGCATCTTATAGTCGATAGGTACTCATGTACTGGGGAGGATGGTTTAAGTGGCTCTACGGTCTTTTTAGGAGGTTTTGTGAAGGTTTTTTTATTCCCCCCTGAGTAACTTGGTTTATAGGGTGAAATATTAAAGTATTCACTGACCTCTTTCATGGCCTGCAAGATGTTGATGTTATTCACCGAAGCCCAAAGGTCTAGCAAGTCTCCAGACTCTCCGGTATGAAAATCACACCACACTCCAGCCTTTGTGCCGGCAAGATGGATTTTAAGTGAATCACCACTCTCTCCACCAATTGAGCCTACACACCATTCGTTTCCTTGTTTCTTTCCGTTTGGAAAAAACATCTTTGCTATTTGCTCTGCTCTCTGAGAAAGCATCAGAGATAAATCTTTAGCTAACATAAAACCCCACTAGTAGTATTTTTTTTCAGTTTTACCAGTCCTTGGCTTTGTTATTTCATCTTCCCATCTAAATCCCGTGATGTAGGTTATGGGGTTAGGTATAAATCCCCGTTTCCACTGGTCATCACTGGCAATTTGTTTTTTCAAGGCCTCCACAATCTCCGGTGCTTTGTCCTCCAGCTTCAATTTCTTCCATTTTGCTTCACACTGTTTTTTTCCTTTCTTGCTTGGATATAAAGACCAAAACATATCAAAACCTTTCTCGTCCCCTTTGGGGACTATAGGGGTGTTTTTATTTGTTGTGTTATTAGTTGGTATAGGTGTCACATTTCCGTGAAACCCATTTCTCAAATTTGTGAAATGGTAATTACATAATTCTGTAGATGTCATTTCTTGTGTTTCCATTTCACATTTTTGTGAAATGGTACTGGCTAAGGACATTAAGAAGTCATCCGTAAGAAGCTCTTTATAGTAAGACATACCCTTATGCGTTAGTGCGTACCACATGGTTCTATCGTACTTATGCTTGTTATAGTTCCCTTTTAAGACCAATCCTTCTTTTACGGCATTATTAATAACAGTCTCAAGTTGCCGGCGATTCCACCAAGGAAAGATTACAGAATAAGCTTCTAGCGTGTTAAATGACCATACGTGACCATCATGAATATGTCGCTTGTTGGCAAGGTTTAGAAAAGACCACTGGGAAAGTTGCTGAACAAATATGGCTGTATTAAGACTAAATTCTACTGCAATGTTTGAGTTGAAGTGATTTATCATGTTATAATTACTCTGTTGTATGCAGTTTTATGGACGTAAAAAAACCGCAACACCCAAACCGATGGCCAATATTTGGGCTAAGGTTAATCGAAACGACAGTTTGAATGCGACTTGGCGGAAGAATTCAAACCCTACAATAATAAGATGTGACGAGGCAGGAAGCCTCAAAACACCCTCTAATAATGGTACCCCAAAGCACGACAAATTGAAAATGGATTCACAATATTTCGTTCTTTTTATTCAAGAAATAATCAATGGAGTCAATTATTTGTCCAGTTATATCATTTAAAACATCTTGAGTAATCGTTTTTCCTAAATAACAAGAAAGATTAGACCGCAACAAAGTACCTAGCGATTCATTATCAAGCATGATTTTAAGTTCATCCGTCATACCGTTCTCCTAAGATTTATGGGTTTCATCTGCGTAATAAGTTTGTAACGATAGAAAGAGTTTCTTGCTTAATTTGTGAACGGTATCATTGAGTATATCGAATGTGTTGATACGTGCTTTTAAGTCCTGCATAGGCATTAAATTATGAGATAGATTGGTAAATAAGTTGGTTACAATGAGAACTAAAATATCGGATGGATGGATGCTTTTAAAATCCGCAGGAGAAGCTTTGTAGTGCTTTATAACAATTGAATTAACTGTATCAACGGTTTCATATAAAAGTGCTTGCAAAGGTGTTTTATCCGTTGATACATCCTCACCAGTCATGAACGTAACGTGTTCAAGATATTCTTGGTCTTCTATCATTAAGCACCCTTAGTTAGCCAATGATAAAGATGGTCTAAGCTACAAAAGTTCATCGCATGACTAAGTTCTGGAGAAATAATTCCAGTCACTTCTCCGTCATAAAGACGTGACTCAGCAGACAGGCGTATTCTGAAATGCGCGTCAGCTGT